AGCCATCAGATATACCCTCCGCCCTTGCCCATATCAGGGTTGGCGGTCTGCACGGCCACCTCTGTTGCGATGATCCGTTCCTTGCTGTCCATCTGCATCCTGACCTTCTCAAGCTCAGCGGCTATCTGCTCAAGGCTGACGTTGCGGCCTTCCGCAAGCGCCATCATCTTACCGTCGCGCTCCATCTGGGCGATTTGCAGTCTGAATCCGCCTTCGGCCTCGATCATCTTAATCTTGCCGGTCAGTTCTATTTCCTCGGGCGACGGCTGCGGGTTCTCGGCGGCCTTGTCCGCTTCTTCCTTCAACTCGTCGTCGGTCAGCACGAACTGGTCGGCCTTGAGCATGTGAACCTTGTAGATCTCGCGGTATAGCTCGACATGCTTGGTCATGCCACCAAAGATCGGGTGATCTGCGAAATTCATCGCAAGCGCCATAAGGTTCTGGGCCTGCATTTCCCGCACCAGCAACACGGACGAACCGCGCGCCTCGATGTTCATATCGCCCTTGATATCGCCGTTGGGGCTGAATTGCATGTTCCAGTCGTATGCGCGCTGGATCGTGGGGGTCGTCAGATCGTCATCCCAGTTCTTCACGGCGTTGCGGAACACCACGTTGGAAGCGTTCATCAGCATCGACATACCAGTTGCGGTCTGTGTCATTTCCGAACTCTGATCTCCCTGCGCTATCAGGGGCATGTTCGTTTCGTCGTCGATGAACTTCATCGCTATATCAATGATCGCCATCAGATCGCCGCTGCGGTTCGGTATGTCGAAGATCTCGAACGGCTTGTTTCCAGGAGCTACGGTGCCGGTCTTGAGCCACACCTTGAACGGCGTGAACGAATAGCTGCCGTTCTGGGGCTCGACGGTTTCCTTGTCGACGACGATCTGCGGGCCTGCCGACACACCGGCATTGTTCAGCGTCATGCGCCACGCCGCGTTGACGGCCGACTGGCTGTCACGGGCGAGACGAGGAACGCCGCGACCGAAGATGCAGGTATCGTCCTTCTCGAAATTGTAGACCGAATACAGGCTGTCATTGGTTTCCAGCGAGGAAAGGCCGATTTTCAGAACCTTCCCCTGACAGAACCATATCTCTAGCCGTGTCTCTTCCAGTTCGTCGATGTCATCCAGTTCGACGTGCAGCCCGTCAACGGTCCCGCTGTCCTGCCCGGCGCCCATGCTCTCGATGATTATCCGAACGTCTGCCGGCTCAAGGCTGCCGTGGTACTCCCAGACGGTGAAGCGCCGCTCGTTGCCGGTATCACCGGTGCGGAGAATGGCGCGCAACTGGCCGATATACTCGGGCTGCTCACTCTGTGGCCCTTCGTTGAGAAGATCGCGGAGTGCCTGCTTGCTGAACCCCGGCATTTTCGCCATCGCGCGCAACTGCTTCCGGTTCTGGGAATGGCGCTCGAATTCGAATTCGCTCTCGGCCATCGTTGACGCCGACATATCGGGGAAGAAGTCGAATGGGTTGGTCCGATGGTACGCCGGGCGGGGGTCGCTGTTGTTTTGCAGGACGTAGACCTTTTGGATGGGATCATAACCCCAGCCGCGCTTTGTCCTGTTGCCTGCGACCGGCCCCTTCATAATCCCGCTGCCTATACGAACGGCGTCACGGATTGATACCCGGCACTTCGAGTTGTAGTTGGCTTCGACAAGCTGATCCTCGATCTCTTCGCTCATGCGGGCTGCACGGTCGCGAGCCTCGGCAATCAGTCCCTTGGCGGCCTTGGCCTGCTCTGCCCCATCCGGCGCTTCCGCGGCCTTCTTCGCCTCGTCCGTCAACTGCGGGACCGGCGTGGGCATGATGCCCCAGTTCTTGTCGTCGGTCGGGAACAGCATGTCCGATAGCCGTGCTTCCCAGCTATGGCACTTCGGGCGGGTCATGTTCGCGAAGAGGCGGGATTGGTTCTTCTCGCGGAGTTTCTTCTCCGTTTCGTGGTCGTACTGCCCGTAATACTGCTGCAGGTCTTCTATCCAGCGGTCTTCGATGGTCTGCCGGCGGCTCTTCTGCTCCGTGGCGAGACGTTCAAGGCCATCCACGATTGACGCCATTGCCTCAAGCTTCTTCTCGACATCGATCGCGGGGTCGCGCCCGTCCTCGTCGCCAGTCTCGATTGCTTCGCTGTAGGCTTGGTCGTTCATCAGTATCCCGCCCTAGAGTCCGCTGCTTCCACTTCCCCCACGATCCGCTTGACCGGGGGGAGCTTCGCTATCTGGATTCCATTCCTCATTAGCGTACAAGACGCTAGGACTAGAGGGCTGGTCTTCGGCATGACCTTACCATTTAAGTCCCGTCTGAAAACAGCAAATTGTTCCCGCCAGTCTTGGCACGTCGAAAAAACCTTCACCTGCCCATTGCTCATCTTCTGCCATGTCGCCGCAACGTCAGCTTCCACGGGGGTTAGCGACATCGCCATCTTGATCCCTGCCTGGCGAAACCGCAGCACTTCCGCTTCCGTTTCCTTCTTCGTTCTGCCCTGCCCGACCGCCGACACGATGCCCGGCACCCACACGCCGCGCGCTTTCATGGCGTCCGCATGGGTCGATATGTCGGCATGTTCCCGGCAATGCTCGGTGTAGAGGTACGTTGTCGCCGTGCCGGGGTCCGTCGCTGCCCAGATCACCTGAGTACCAGTCGGGGTGTATTCGAGCCCGAACACCTTCGGCCAGTGCGCCGGGATCTCGAACGGATCCACTATCAATTGTCCGTCAGCCATCGGGAATACCTCTCCATCGTCGATTTCTCTCATTGTGAGCACCAGAGCGTCAGCTTCATCCGGGCTGCGTATGCCCAGCTTCGCCATGACAGGCTTGCTCGTCGCCATCCTCTTGCCCTTGTCGTTCGTGTAGTACGTCCAGCTTGATAGCTGGGTTATGAGCTTCTGGCAGTCGTCCGGCAGCACGATGCAGTCCTCGATGGGATGCTCGAACCCGGCTATCTTGTCCCCGGTCAGCCATAGGTACAGTTCGTGCGACCGCTGGAACCTCTCCCGCGTCACCCACCACAGCTCAATCTTGAGGTTGCCGAACATCTCCTTCGCCGTTCGTCCGTCCGGCCATACATTATCGGTCGGCGGATTACCTGTGTTCACGCCCTTTACCCGCATCGGCCCGGTATCGGCGTTCTTCAACGTGCTCGCCACACCAGCGCCAATGCCCGGCGCATCATAGTTCAAGTGTTGGCTGTTATGGATCCGCGCGTGTTCGAGCCCCTTGAAGGCCGTGTTCGCTGTATCCGGGTTGCCCCACGATTCGAGTGGCATGACGACCGGCCCCTTACGTGTGACCGCCACCGATGCACCCTTGCCACCGCCGCCCACGTCCAGCCCGGTGATACCTTGGAAGGATGGCTTGACCTCGATCAGCTTCTTGAGCTTCTCCGACGACGCCACCCACCGTGCCGGGATGATGATGCCTTCGACCGAAGCGGAGTAGTCGATGTCGTACTCGCTCGCGAACACATGCTCGTCCGTGGTCCGGCGCTTCTCCTTTTCCCAAGCCGTGTCCTTCCTCGGGTCGTCGGTGAAGTGGAACCTGAATACCGGGATCTGCCCGCTGTGCGTCTTCCGGGCGAAGACGTTGCCCATGCCGTTGACCGTGCTCGCCCAGATCGCGCAGTCCGTATTGCCGGTGACGGCCGCGTCGACCATTTCAGCTTGTTCGAGGAACGCCCCTTCATCCACGATGTACATGGACGACCGGCCCGACCGGCCCATGTTCTTGCCGCCCTCACCGGTGATTGCGCTCCCGGTCGCCGGGTTGATGATCCTCATGTACCGGCTGTGCTCTCCCTCGTTGAACCCGGCTGGGAGCATCCACCACGGCAAGTGCCGCATCATGATCCTGATCTTTTGCAGGATCGTGTCGGGATTGTCGAGTTCGTCCACGTCATCCGTGGTGCGAGAACCGAATGTCGTCTTGAAGCCCGGCTTGAACAGCCACCGGTGCAGGGCATACGCGCCGCATAGATACGTGATGCCCATGTCCCGGCTCTTCTCGACCGCGCCGTCCTCCGCGCCTGTCTCCCGCTTGAGCATCCACTCCATGAACTCCGCCTGCCGGGGGAACAGGTCGAACGGCACCATTGCCGGTTCGTTCATGGCGATAAGGCGCGGATCATACGTCCAGAGCCAGTCGTTGCACCAATCGACGATGTTGTCCGCGCAATGGGCCCGGATCGCAGCCCGCGTGAACTCCCGCTCTTCCTCGGTGCCCTCAGTGCTTGACCGTAGTAGGGTGCTGACACGCCGCTCTATAGATGTCTGCAAGCTCCTGCGATGATTTCCCGCTGATGTCTGCGAGGGTGACGCTGTGCTCAACGGCGGATTGGATGGCCCCGCCGTTGATGCCGGAGACTTCGACTGTACTGATAACGCCATAACCGCGATCCTTTGCCTTGCGGGTGAGATAGAACTTGATGGCCCACGGCTCTTCGGCCTTGAGCGCCTTCAACAGCCCAGTCTCGGCAATGTCCTTGGTTTCCTCTGCGACCTCGCCGCGATGCTCTTTCAGCTCCGGCCAGCGTTCGAGAGCGTTGTACACCGTCGCACGGCTGCATGATGTCTTGTTCCGCTTGGCGAGCACGGCGGCGGCCTGCGTTATCATCCCGGCGGCCTCGGTCAGCGCGTTAGATATCTGGATCTTCGTGAACTTGGGCTTGGCGTTGCCCTTTCTCTTCGCAGCGGGATTGCGTCTAGCTGGCTGCTTCGTCGGGGCGGGCTTTGTCATAGCCGTCTCCTTTTCCTAGTTTAGAATGATCGTAATTGTTTCCCGGACTCCGGGATTGTGCCTTAAGTGGCTGTAATCACACCGTTAAGTGCTTCCTTATTTTCGGCTTATGCATCCTCATTTGCCATGAAATGAGCATATTCCGGGGTATACATATGCATGACCATGTGCTTTATCCCGTGTGCGATGCCCGCGATATACGTGTCGGCAAGCTCCGGGTTGGTGTTCAACAGGTTCGCCCACGTCGCATGGATAAGCGGGGTCACGCCGTCTTTAAGCCTGCCAACCTTGACGCCGCCCTGATAGATGGCGAACTCACCACGTCCGACGAACTCGATCCGGTCCGGCCTGGGCATTTGCCCATCTCTCTCCGCTACCTCGCGCTGATATGCGTGGAACGCCGTTTCCAAGTCGTCCAGTTCGTCAGCCGCGTAGATCTGCTCTTCGCTCTCGCCCATCAGTGCGGACCAATGATCGGCGCTATGACGTGTGAACGTGTTCCACCCCTCGCCGTCAGTCGTGACCGCGTGAACGTCTGTCGCAATGGCTGTGATAACTTTCATTGTGCTCTCCTTTGGTGACGATCA